TACCTACTATTAAAGGAGCTAAAGATGACTATAGAAATACTAGAGGAAGACTTGATGTCTACCCAGCTACGTCTCGAAGAAGAGATGACCCTAAAGGGAGCTGAAAAATATATTCGGGATGTCGGTAATGCAGTGCGTCGACAGAATGAGGATGCGACATCATACGGACAGGTCATCTTAGCCCACCGTCTAGAGTCTATGGCTAAGGCCATAGCTGAGTGGAAGGAATACGCTTCAGTTGGGAATGCTAGTCGGTTCTCTACCGCCTACCCTCTCATCAAGGATGTACCTGATAATATCCTAGCCTTTGTCACCCTGAAGAATGTCTTGGCTGGTGTCTCCTCTCTGAGGACTCTCCAGCATGTGGGTGTCTCCATTGGTACCGCTGTAGAGGATGAACTCAGATTCTCAGGTATTCGGGAGGAAGAACGAAAGGCGTACGATTCTATTGTGGATGGTGCTGCCAAGCGTTCAAGCTATCGCTACAAGCACATCTATGCAGTCCGTAGGGCTGACAGGTTCTCCACCTGGGAACGCTGGAGCAAGACCGACAGGCTCCACGTAGGGGTCAAGCTCCTGGACATCTGCATTGCCTCAGTGGGTATCGTTGAGATCACTCACCAGAAGCAGGACAAGAATCAATCCATCAAGTTCGTGAAGGCTCTCCCTGAGACCCTCGAATGGATTGAGAAGAAGAACGGAGTGATCCAGGCTCTTCGTCCATCTTATGAACCTATGGTTGTACAGCCTCGTGATTGGACTAACCCATATGATGGTGGATACATCTCTTCGAACATCCGCCCAATCAAACTGGTGAAGACCAAGAACCGAGCATACATGGAGGAACTCACCTCCGTTGATATGCCGATTGTCTATGCTGGTGTGAATGCTCTCCAGCGTACCCCTTGGCAGATCAATAGCCAGATCCTTGAGGTCATGATGCACCTCTGGGAACAAGGCTCATCCATTGCAGGGCTTCCAGCTCGTGATGGAGTTGAGATGCCACCTCGCCCCTTCGACATTGAGACCAATGAAGAAGCTAAACGTGAGTGGCGCATCCAGGCAGCTAGAGTCCACCGTCAGAACCTCTCAATGATGGGTCAGAGGGTTGGCTTCAACATGGCCTTGGGTATCGCCAAGCGTTACGAGAAGTTCCGCAAGATCTACTTCCCGTATCAGCTGGACTTCCGTGGTCGCATCTATGCAGTGCCACACCTCAATCCCCAGGGAGCTGACTACCATAAAGCACTCCTCCGGTTCGCTAATGGCAAACCACTGGGTGAGGAAGGATGGAAGTGGTTGGCTATCCTAGGTTCAAACCTAGCTGGCAACGACAAGGTGTCTTTGGAAGAACGAGTCAATTGGGTACAGGATAACGAAGATGAAATCATTGGAATTGCAAATGACCCTTTCAGTAATCGGGGATGGTGTGGTTCTGTCGGAGGAGTCGAGATTGATAAGCCTTGGCAGTTCCTCGCTTTCTGTTTCGAGTGGAAAGGCTACGTCGAGTTTGGTGAAAGCTTTGTCTCGAAACTTCCAGTCGCTATGGATGGAAGCTGTTCGGGCATTCAGCACTTCTCAGCCATGCTCAAAGACCACATCGGGGGTAAAGCGGTAAACCTCATCCCTGCAGAACTACCTCAAGATGTGTACCAGCTCGTAGCCAACAAGGTTCTTGAGCAGATGGCACATGATCTTGAGAATGGAACTGCAGATGAACTCCGTCACACAGACCAAGGCACTGCCTATGTTAAGTCAGGTACGAAATCTCTAGCCCAGCAATGGACTGAGTTTGGTGTTACTCGCAAGGTGACCAAGCGTTCCGTCATGACGTTGGCTTATGGCTCCAAAGAGTATGGCTTTAAAGAGCAGCTCATGGAGGACATCATCCGCCCAGCGAAACAGCAATGTGATCGTGAAGGTAAGGAGTTTGTCTTCCAAGGTGATGGCTACCAGGCAGCACAGTACATGGCTAAGGCTATCTGGAATGCTGTGAACATGGTGTTGGTAAAAGCTGGTGAAGCAATGAAGTGGCTTCAGTCAGTGGCATCCATAGCATCCTCAGAGGAACTACCAGTTCGCTGGTCTACCCCTGTAGGTTTCCCTGTGATGCAAGCCTACCCAGACTTGGACAAGCGTAAGGTCAAGACATCCATCAACGGCAAGCTAGTCTACCTCACAATGTATCGTGACAAGGACACACTTGATCGTCGGAAGCAGACCCAAGGGATTGCCCCTAACTTCGTTCACTCATGCGATGCAGCACACATGATGCTGACTATCGTGAGAGCTGAACAGGAAGGGATCAAGAACTTCGCAATGATCCATGACTCTTTCGGTACCACTGCTGGTGATACTGAAGAACTCTTCCGCATTGTCCGTGAGTCATTCGTGGAGATGTATGGAGAGATTGATGTACTCGCCTCATTCAGGGACGAGATTTGTAACAAGCTGAGTTTGAAGAACCTACCAAAGGTACCTCCCCTTCCAGATGCTGGAACACTGGAGGTTAGCGAGGTGGTCAATTCACGCTACTGCTTTGCGTAATCACTTGCCACTTGGCTATGGTTGCACACTTGGATAACAACAGGAGACGTACAGATGGCAAAAATTATTATCACGATTGAAGATGACATCGAGAATGGTGGTGTGAACACGAGTTGGAAGTTCACTCCAAAGACCATTCGTGCAGATGCCCCTCCCTCAGCTGCCATTCAGGTTGGTCAGCACTGCATTGGTCTGATTCACCAGATCGCTGCAGCAAATCAGGCACCAGTCGAAGCACCAGCTGAAGCAGGTAACGACGATGAACCAAGTTGATTGGGTGGATGAATTGAAGAAGGAGGACGAACAGATGGAAGCAGTTGAAGAGTACCGTTCTGCAATCGGCAGGGCAATCGCATACTGGAGCAATGGTCAGCACATTCCATTGACCCTTTATACCGAGCTTCTTGAGGAAGGATTTGATGTACCTCGTTTGGAAGCACGACATTTTGTTTATGATTAAGGATTATTATGGCAACGAAACAACCTCGTTTTACTACGCCTAAGGGTACCGCAAAATACCCTTGGCTCAACAAGCCAGACACAAAGTTCAATCCAGATGGTGACTACAAGGTGACGCTAGTCGTTCCTGTAGAAGAAGCAGATACCATCATGCAGTTCTTGGATGAACAGATGGCACTCTCCGAAGCTAAGGCTAAGAAGGATAACCCTGGCAAGAAGGTCAAGGTGGCTGATGCTCCTTACAAGGTCGATGAAGACAATGGTGCTGTAGAGGTCAACTTCAAGCTTAAGGCTAAGGTCACCATGCAGAGTGGCGATAGCTTCGAACAGAAGCCAGCTCTCTTTGATGCAAAGGGCAAGCCAATGACTAACGTCAATGTTGGTGGTGGCTCTAAGGTGAAGGTCTCTTACGAGTGTGTACCTTTCTACACGGCATTGATTGGTGCAGGTATTTCCCTTCGCCTTCGTGCAGTGCAGGTGATTGACCTAGTTGAGTTCTCTGGCGGTGCTGATGCTGGAGCCTATGGATTTGGAGAAGAGGACGGCTTCGAGGCTGAGGACAATAGTTCTCCATTCGAAGACACTGATGGCAATCAAGAAGACAGCTCAGACTTCTAAGGAAGTTGGATTAAAGCACGGGTTCAGATCAGGTTTAGAAGAAGAGATTGCACGTAAGCTCACCTTGAAAGGGGTGGGCTTTTTGTTTGAGGAACGGGTTATCAACTACACGAAACCCTCTCGCGTCTCTAAGTACACACCTGACTTTGAACTCCCTAATGGGATCATTATCGAATCCAAGGGTCGCTTCGTAACAGCCGATAGGCAGAAGCACATCCTCGTTAAAGACCAGCATCCTGAACTAGACATCCGGTTCGTGTTTTCAAATTCACGAGCACGTATCAGCAAGCGTAGCACCACGACCTATGGAATGTGGTGTGAGAAACACGGCTTCAAGTACGCAGACAAGGAGATTCCAGACGCATGGATTAAGGAAAAGACAAAATGATTTATAACGCAAACACAAAGAAGCGAACGAAGACTGACTTCATTGCAGTCCATTGTTCAGCCACCACTGATAAGATGAACATTGGTGCTGCCGATATCGACAAGTGGCATCGTGCCAAAGGTTGGGCATGTATCGGATACCACTATGTGATCCGTCGAGATGGCACCGTAGAGAAGGGTCGAGATGACTCTGTTGTTGGTGCTCACGTCCAGGGGTTCAATGAGAACTCTGTTGGTATCTGCATGGTGGGTGGTGTCTCAGCCGATGATGTGAACAAGGCTCAGAACAACTTCACCCCTAAGCAGTTCGCTTCACTTAAGACCCTACTCGTAGACCTCAAGAAGAAATATCCTAAGGCTAAGATTCAGGGTCACAAAGATTTCCCTGGTGTTGCTAAAGCCTGTCCATCGTTTGATGTGAAGGCTTGGCTAACGGCTGAAAAGCTTTAGTTGCACACTTGGATAACAGACACATCTCCATGTGTATTTTCGGGAGGCCTTCATTGACTTGAGGGTCTCCCATTTTTTTCAGAAAAATTTTCAGAGGTTCTATGGAAGAGCAATCAAGCACATTCGTAAGTCATATCCCATGCGATAACTGTGGGAGCAGCGATGCAAACAGTTTGTACAGTGATGGTCATACGCATTGCTTCGCTTGTTCAACCACTGTGAAAGATGCAGGTGTTGAGGCCACAGCTTCCACCAGCAAAAAGGAAAAGCTTGGACTGATCACTGGTACCTACCATGACATCATCAAGCGTAAGATCCGCGAGGATACCTGCCGCAAGTTCGGGTACCAGGGTGGTGACTTCCAAGGCAAGAAGGTTCAGATCGCACCATACTTCTCTAAAGATGGTGAGATGGTTGCCCAGAAGGTTCGCTTCCCCAACAAGGACTTCAAGGTTCTAGGAGATATCTCAAAGGCACAGCTCTTCGGTGCCAACCTTTGGGGTAACGGAAAGAAGATTGTGGTGACTGAGGGTGAGATAGATTGTCTGACAGTCTCTCAGGTTCAGAACAACAAGTGGCCTACTGTCTCCGTACCTAACGGTGCACAGGGTGCCAAGAAGGCAATCCAGAAGAACCTAGAATACTTCAACAACTTCGAAGAGGTCATCTTCATGTTTGACATGGATGAACCTGGACAGAAGGCAGCTCGTGAGTGCTGCGAGTTGTTTGAAAGTGGCAAGGCTAAGATTGCTACGTTGCCTATGAAGGATCCCAATGAACTCCTCATGGCTGGCAAGGAGCAAGAGATCATCTCCGCTATCTGGAATGCCAGAGAACACAGGCCTGACGGTATCATCTCAGGTGCTGATCTTTGGGACACAGTATCAGAGAAGGTAGAGAACGACTCCATCCCCTACCCTTGGGAAGCTCTTAATGAGAAGACTATGGGTGCTCGTCGGGGTGAACTCGTAACCATCACTGCAGGTTCAGGGATAGGTAAGTCAGCGGTAGTCCGAGAGATTGCCCATCATCTCCTGAAGACTGGAGAAACGGTAGGCATGTTGATGCTTGAAGAGAACCCTAAGCGTACAGCTCTAGGTCTCATGGGTATCGAACTAAACCTACCAATCCATTTGAATACAGGAGACATCGACAATGAAAAGCTTAAGAGTGCCTTTGACCATACTGTGGGTACTGGGCGTCTATTCCTCTATGATCATTGGGGTAGCTCAGATATTGAGAACCTTATTTCCAGGGTTAGATTCATGGCTAGGGGCTGTGGCTGCGACTGGATTATTCTGGATCACCTTTCTATTGTTGTGTCGGGTTTGGGAGACGGTGATGAACGAAGACTTATCGACAATGCTATGACCATGCTTCGGTCTCTCGTTGAAGAGACTGGTGTAGGTTTATTTGTAGTGTCACACCTCAAGAGACCTGAAGGTAAGGGTCATGAGGAAGGAGCAAAGACAAGTCTGAGTCAGCTCCGCGGTAGCCATTCAATTGCACAGCTATCGGATATGGTCATAGGTTTGGAACGTGACCAGCAATCAGACAATCCAAACGTCACAACCATTCGAGTCCTGAAGAACAGGTTCTCTGGTGATACAGGGGAAGCAGGTTTCCTAATGTATGACCGAGACACTGGACGATTGACTGAAGTGGATGACGTTCCTTTTAAGGACGAAACTAATAAGGAGTTTTAGATTATGACCCAGCTACAGATTTTGAAGAAGCATTTCAGCAAGGCCAAGAGTATTACTCAGCGTGAGGCAATGGTGGATTATTCTATCCAGTCATTGACCAAGCGCATCCAGGAGCTTCGTGCTCAGGGTATGAAGATTGAGACAGTACACAAGAAGCACCCTATCACAGGTCAACGATACGCTCGTTACACGGTGGCGTAAATGTATGGCCTACTGGTGGAGTACATCGTTGGGTGTGCTGTAGGTCTAGAGTTCTTTTGGAAGGAAGAAGAGGATGACTTCGGTTACATAGTTATTGAGTTGTTCTTCCTCCGCATTGTTATTTCATACTGATTTATTTTTTAGCTACTCGATAGGGAGAGCACATGGCACTTATATTCGACTTAGAAACAAACGGCTTGCTGGATGAAGTCTCAAAGATCCACTGTCTTGTAACAAAAGATACTCTACTTAATAAGGTCTACACTTATGTGGGAGATCAGATTGAGGAAGGACTTAGAGACTTAATGGTCACGGCTGAACAAGGGGAATTTATCGTAGGTCACAACGTGATCAAGTATGACATTCCAGTTATTCAGAAACTGTACCCTTGGTTCAAGGTTAAGGAGTACAATGTTCTAGATACCCTAGTCCTCTCTCGCCTCATCCATACGAACGTCAAGGATGGTGATGCCAAGCTGCTGAAACAGGAGAAGCTCCCAGGGAAACTCTTTGGGTCTCACTCCCTTGCAGCCTGGGGCTATCGCCTTGGGAACTACAAGGGTGACTACACTGGTGGATGGGAAACCTTCAGCCAGGAGATGCTGGACTACTGTATTCAGGACGTAATGGTCACAGATCATTTGTTCTTACAGTTGTCACTTGCCAACTATCCTCAGATGGCTATTGATCTGGAGCACCAAGTGGCTTGGCTAATGGCGAAGCAGGAAAGGAACGGGTTCTACTTTAACGAGAAGAAGGCAGCTGAACTTTACGCTACCCTATCTCAACGTCGAGGTGACCTTGACCGTGAACTGCGAGACTACTTCGGTAGCTGGATAGTCAACCTTCCTGACTTCATCCCAAAGAGGGACAACAAGACCCTTGGCTACAAGGCTGGTGTACCAGTCAAGAAGACCAAGGAGGTCATGTTCAACCCTAGCTCAAGGGATCACATCGCCAATAGACTGACTGCCCTCTATGGGTGGGAGCCTAAAGACTTCACTGAAGGTGGTAAGCCTCAGGTGGATGAGGTGATCCTAGGGAAGCTGGACTACCCACCTTGCAAGCTACTGACTGAATACCTTCTGGTTCAGAAGCGTATCTCCCAGTTGGCTGAGGGTGACCAGGCTTGGATGAAGCTGGTTAAGAACGGCAAGATCCACGGTTCAGTCAATACGAATGGGGCTGTGACAGGACGGGCTACCCATGCCTACCCTAACATATCCCAGGTGCCATCCAGTGGTTCTCCCTATGGCGAGGACTGCAGGTCTCTCTTCACAGTACCTGAAGGATGGACGTTGGTCGGGGCTGATGCCTCTGGCCTAGAGCTACGGTGCTTGGCTCACTTCATGGCAGCATACGATGGGGGTTCCTACGGTGATGTACTCCTGAACGGAGATATCCATACAGAGAACCAGAAGGCCGCTGGGCTTAACTCCAGAGCACAGGCCAAGACTTTTATCTACGGGTTCTTATATGGCGCAGGAGATGCAAAAATTGGTTCCATCGTTGGTGGAACTTCAAGTGATGGTAAGAGGCTCAAGAGTAAGTTTCTTCGCTCATTGCCAGCACTTGGAAGACTTACCGACGCTGTGCAAGCAAATGTCAAAAAGAATGAGTGCCTCTTTGGGCTTGACCGAAGACGCCTTCACATTCGCTCTTCACACTCTGCACTGAACACCCTCCTCCAGTCAGCTGGAGCATTGGTGTGCAAGAAGTGGCTAGTGATTCTTGAAGAGGAACTACGAGCGTTAGGTCTTAAACATGGGTGGGATGGCGACTATGCCTTCTGTGCTTGGTCACATGACGAAGTTCAGATTGCTTGCCGCACTCCTGAGATTGCTACGACTGTAGCCAACCTAGCTACATCATGTGTATCGAAGGCAGGTGAGTTCTTTAGTTTCCGTTGCCCTCTCGCTGGTGAAGCGAAGATGGGGGTAACGTGGCATGACACTCACTGAGATCTTACATCAAGTCTACCTCCGACTACCAACAGTCCAATCCAACTTCAGCCGTGAGTTTGCCCAGGAGATAGCCGCATTGGCTTCCCTTGGAATGATCACAACGGTTGAGGCACGAAGGGACTTTGGCAGGACATGGAGAATTACATCTGAAGGCTACGAGCTTTTGAAAGAGGAATGTTTAATATGAAAATCGCAGAGATGAGTGTGGAGTATGTTGATCACATGGGGACTGACCTTAGTGTGGCTAACGCAGCTCGTGTATCTTTCGAAAAGGAAAGTGAATGGGACGAGCAGATGGAAGTCAAGGCTGGGATTCCTATTTGCGTATCTCGCAGTCTTAAGCCCGGTGATGTGAAGCTTATTGCGTATCTCGCAAAACACAATCACTGGTCACCC